AAATACTATTGATGCATAATTGGCATTGGATATTGGGTTTGGTGCTCCACCTGGATCATTTGGATTATAAAGGCTAAGTGTAGTATCATTTTGTCCACCATTTCTTGCTCTATCATCTGTAACATTAAATGTAAATGTTCTGAGATATCTCTTATGTCCATCTGCCGTTGCATTTGCAGTCATTGGGCTTGCTGAGAAACTTGCGTTCTTATCTGCAGTAATTACTGGATCTACAAGCGAGAATGAGCATGATGCTATTCCTGGCAATGCTTCGTAGCCATCGTCAATAATAAGACCAGTGGTAGGTGAGAATTCTGATGATGCGGTGGCTACTGTGGTTGTAAATATTACTTCTGTTGTATTTGTAGGATTTACAAATTCTGCAGATGCTGTTAATGCTCCTGCAGCAAATTCAATATTATTTGTGGTTGATAATGTAGGCTGTGGGAATTCTGAAGAAGCAGTCATTTCGGCTGCGCTTACTTCTGTGCTTGCATCTGTTTGTACGCTTGGTCCTACTAATGTTGAGTCTGTTACAAGTAATGCTGGGGCATTAAAGTTAAAGCTTAAATCTGTTGTTACTACTGGGTCTACAGCAAGAGCAGAGGCAGTAGCTGGGGTCTCATTAACATTATTATTCTTTTGTACGCTTATAGCAGGATCTGGGAATGTAGAGGTTGTTACAGTCATTACCTCTGCTGTATATCCGCCATTTGTAGCAGCAGGGAATGCAAAATTGTAAATATCTAATAGATTTTGTGCAGTAACATTTGCTGATGGTGCTAAGAAGAAATTGTCTACATAAAGAGTAGCTGATCCTGAACCCTGTGTAGAATCACCAACCTGCCAGTTACCAGCAGTCATAGCGGATGCTGTAGTATTTGTTACATCTGCAACTCCATCTACATAACAAACATAATTATTATTGCCAGTTACTTTTCTAATGGCAAGGAAGTGCCAGTTTCCATCATCTACTCTAATAGTACCAGTTGATGCCGTTCCAGCAGTTGTCCATAACAATCTACCAGGACTTGTAGAATGCGTAGATGAATACATTGTAATATCAAATACTGTTCCAGTTGTTCCAAGAATTTTAGTCAAAGATGCCGCATTGGATGAGCTTGTATTTTGTTTAAACCATACACCTACAACAAAATCTAAGTCTGTTGCTTCTGTAGATGAATAAACCGTAGCTGCGGTTCTATATCTTGAGGCATATGGAATGCTATACATATAAGCATTTGGCATTGCTGTAGGCAATGTTGATGCTACTCTAGTTATATTAGCAGAAGGTGAAGTTGTTGTTCTGCTCCAAGAAGTATTATCGTTTGCAGAACCAGCGGTATGCCAAAGAGGGGTTGTTGCATCTGCACCATCGCATTGCCAATAATATTCTGGTGTATAACTAGCAATCTTTGCTTGCATAGAATCTCTATAAGCTGCAGATTGTTTTAAATAAAGATTTCTAATTTGTGTACCAGTTAATGCTGAATTAAATATTGCTACTTCATCTGTAGATCCATCATTACCACCAGAAAATGCATCATTTATATCAAAGTTACCGCTTGGAGTTAAATTGCCAGATAATGATGCTTGTGCTCCCCACAATTGCCCATCTACATAAAATCTTGCAGTTGTATTGTCTGCAACTAAAGCATAAAAATGCCAATCGCTATCTGGGGTATATGATAATCCAGGAACTATATTTGATCCAGCATCATTTACAATTCTTCCTGTTACAACTCCAGATGCATATCCTATTCTTACTGAAGCTGTTGATCCACGATTTGTTCCAAATATATTTGCTGTTGCTGTTCCAGTACCCTTTTTCCACCATCCGCATATTGTAAAAATTCTATCTGTCCATATGCCAGTTCCAATATTTCCAACTGCATATGCGCCGCTTGCAAATGATACATATTTGCTTCCATCTATACCACCAGATATATTTTGTGTTATTGTACCTGTTTTTGTAAGAGTTACGTTGGCAGATCCAGAATCTGTAAAGTTTCCAGACGCATCATCAAGCTTCCAATAATGCGATGGACTTAAGGCACTTACTGCGTCATTATATAAACCCATAATAAAAAATGGCCATAGCCTAAGCTACAGCCAGTTCTCCTCCTACAAAAATCTCTGGATTAACTGCTGAAATACTATTTCCACCTACTGAAATTACAGGAGCAAGAGCGAAGTTGACGACAACAGGTGAGATTATTTCCACACTGTGAACCTTAACAGTCTCTACAGCTGCAACAATTGCCTCTGCACCTGCTGTTAATGCGCCAACTTCGACTCTTACATCCATTATTTAGTTACCTTATGCAACTGTGATGCGTACGATTCCAGTAGCATCCCAGGTGATAGTAAAGTTACCATTTGTTGAAGACTGATCTGAACCAAAGTCAACATAACCAATAAGTGGCTTTGTTGCGTTGGTAGCAGGTGTGTCATCATATACTACTGCATAACGTGCAGTAATTGTTGAAGAAGACCAAGTTACATCTGCTGCGTCAAGAACGATTACGTTGTTTGCGCTGTCATATGTGGAGGTCTTGCTTCCTAGGGTAGCTCCACCTGCGGTGTAGCCAGTGCCTGATACTTCAAATGATGTTACATCATCATAGTAATCATGTGAGTCCTGGTTAGGGCTGTATGACGAGGTAAGAAGTGCGACCTTGATTGTGTCAGAGTCCCAATCTACTTCCTTGTTAAGAGCCTTTTGTAGGAACTGTCCGTATAGTTTAGATGCCATGTTTAGTCAATTCCTCCTTATGCTGCGGTCTTCTCAACGATTGCAAATGCATCAGCATCAGCAATAGCAAAGCCACGACGAACTCGTGTCTTGAGAAGAACTCCGTCTTTAGTAAATTCTGCGTCTCTTGAGACTACAGACTCAATTCCACCACGAACACCGTTGATCAACATTTGACGATTGCCAACTGCGATAAATGGGTTTCCTGATGGAGCATCAGTTGCTGCAGATGCCTTAGCTGCACCGTAGGAAATTACCAATGGATATCCAAATAGAGATCCTGGTGTTCCTGCAAGTGGATCTGGAAGAACAAGGTCATTGTTACCCTTAATCATTCCACGAATGTGCTGGAGCATCTTTGGGTGTGCCATCCATACGGTGTTTGCTGAATCAAACTTAGAAGAATCTTCTACAATTCCCAAAGCTGCGTTCAAATCTGCGTATGAAAGGTCTCCACCTGTTGTAATGATGTTTGAACCTGCGTTCAAATCTGTTAGTGCCTTGTATAGCGATGTGTATGGAGCTGTGTCAGTTCCATCTCCTGCTACTGTAACGCCAAGGCAGGCGTTGTCAAACTTACGAGCAAAGCGGGATGCCCACTCTCTCTTTGAAGCTGTGAGGACATCTACGAGATTATCGTTTAGATCTTCCTCAGATACGTGCATGATCTGTGCATACTTACGTGCTGTAAGTACGATTTCGTCTAGAGTTGCTGTTGCTTCTCCAATTGTTGCACCTTCTGCAACAACTGCTGGAGCGTCAGTCTTGAAACGAGGCACAGTCTTTGTACGTGATGCCATGGCTTCACGACGAGCAAATGATTCAACAGCTGAATTAGCCAAGAGATCTTGGATAACAACGGAACCTTGCTCTTCGAGAATATAACCATTGGCTTCTGTAAAATCTGTTCTTGCCATGTTTTTATTTCTCCTGAAAATTAATTAGATTTACGAAATGTGAAATAATCGTCCGAATACTTTCAAGTTCCGCAAATCCAACGTCCATTGGCAAATTGCGGTATAAGGCCATTATATCACAAATTTGAACTACCTGCTTAAAATAGCTCTAGCTTGTAGCTCTGATGCAGACATTTGGACATTTACTTTCTTTTCAGCTGTATCTGCCAAACCTGCAACTCTGAGCTTTGGATCAAATAATTCAGGAAAATCTGCCTTAATTGTATCTACTTGCTCATCAAAATTGGTAAGGTTGAAGTCTTCATCTAATTCAACCTTAGCCAAATCTACATACTTTAATATTCTTTCAGCATTGGCAAGACCTAAACTATTTAGTTTTGCCGCCGCCTTCTGACCTATGAGACCTGACTTCAGGCTCTCTAGTTTGCTGCTTGTGGACTCTAGCTGATTTGCTAACTCTTCTTTTTCCATTCTGAAAGCCTTAGCTTCCTTCTTGGCTCTATCCAAAGCATCTAGTACTGCCTTTGGGTCACGAATTTCAGCGTCCACTGCAATTTCGTTTGTCTCTTCCATTTATTTCCTCTATTCTGCCGCTTGGGCGTTCTGTTCTCTTATGAGATTAGTTGTATTTGTATTTTGTACAAGTCCAGGAGCAGTATTTGCTAATTCTGCTAACTGTCTTGCTAATTCTTCATCATATCCTAGCTCAAGAAGGATTTGCTCTACTGGCATACCTACCAGTTTCTTCTTAATTGCAACTTCCCACTCATCTAGGCTATCAATTGATTCTACTTGCTTCCATTTAACCATTACATCTGCAGTAATGCCTTCTACTTCAAGAACAAATCTAAATAGATCTCTCCAAGCAGTTCCAAATGATTGCTGACGATCATGAACTTTCTTTAGCAATGGTGCTTCAGCAGTTCTAAGTGCTTCACCTGATGGAACATTGCCTGTCTTCTCAAAATAATGCAAAGGTGTGCTTGTTAGAGATGCCATAGAACGAATATATTCCTTAGCAGGCTCTGTGAATGCTCTGTGATCTGCTGGAGAGAATTCTCCAACCTTATCTACACCCTTTAGATACCAAAGTTGTCCTGGGCCATTCTGCAATGTACCAAGATTGTCTCTTCTTGATGAATCATCCTGGAAATCTTCATATTCTGCATCATTTCCACCATTTGACAATGCCCAACGCTGTGGAGCACCTTGATAATCAACTGTGTACATGTGAGTTGAAATAAGTTTATTAATTGCATCCTGTGGGCCATATGCATCTAGGTGTTCTGGTCTTCCATATTGCTTTTCTGTGCGGAAATGGAATACTGGAACTACTCCCCATGGATTTTCTACTACTTCAATTAGATTAAATACAGTAGAAGAAGACAAATGAATCATTTCGCTTGATCCAACTGTCTCATATTTCTCAATTCTATCTGCATAATATGCATTCATTCTAAGAGTCTTTAGTCCAAGTGGTGATGTTGACTCCCATACCTTTACTGCATATTTCTTGATTCTTGGATTCTCTTCATCATATACAATTACTGTATTTAGTGGTGAATTATAATCAATTGACACCTGGCCATTCATATCTGGCCATACAATTGCATAGCAATCACCATATGTCAATGCTCTCTTATGAATTTCATCTTGATCAAGGAGTAAATCGTTCTGCTCCCATATTTGCATAAGAACATTGTTTGCTTCTTCAGTTGTAGATTGAATATTTGCTATTTCTAGTCTATTTAGTACTGAATCTACTACTGTTCTTGTAAAATTAAATTTAAAATCTATACCTTCCGCCCGAAAGATACGATTCCAACGCTTATGAAGGAATTTCTCTTGTTCTGTTCCGTCATAATATGCTTCTGCCTTCTCATAATGTGGTCTACGCTCCACAATCAACGATAAAGCATTATTGATATCTGCCATATTAGCTCCTCATGTAATTTAATTGCTTGACTTCTACTTTTTTAGCCTTGTTATCAAGGAAATAAAGTATTCCGCCTACGACTGCATCAAGAACGTCATCGTTGGCAACCTTTGGGAATGCCCACATTTGTTCTTCAAGCATTGGGAAATGTGCAGTATGTCTAATTTTCCCTTGCTGGTAATAATTTAGAGCCTTACCTGCTCTGATTTGCTTAGATTGTTTCTCATGCTTAGATCTATATTTGGCAGGAAGTCCTTTAAATACATCCTTCCATAGATCACCGCCCTGGTTTGTTTCTACATGTATGACTCCAGCATCATACAAATCTATTAGCAAGGCTACTCTCTCACGCAAATCTTGTGGAGACATTTTAACGCCTTGTGCTTCTCTTACATAAATATACTCTTTGTCATCTTTTATACCTCTGGACAATACAGCAATACCTGTATAGTCAGAAACTTTATTCTTAGTTACAGCAGGATCTATAAAGATAGCTGTATTTCCATATTCTTCTGCTTCATCAATTACTATATCTTCATTAGCCCAGAATGTTCCATCTAGGTTTACAGGCTTATTCATATAGTTTTTAGCAAAGTCACGAAGGTGACGCTGGCTTTGTAACCATTCTATAGGCCATTTCTCAGGCCATACAGAGCGTTCTGAGCCATCATCATTGGCCATAATGGCTGGATAGTAGTGTACCTTTACATTCTGCTCTTCAATCCACTTTAAATCAGGTTCTATAATGCCTTCAGCAAATTTACGGCATTGATCCATAATAGAATTAGGCATAGTAGTTGTTCCCACAATAAGCATACGAGCATATATGTTCATAGGGGCAATATCATCAAATACTGTTCTTAGTTGTTGTCCTGCCTGATATTCTGAGTAATTCTTCTCACCCTTTTCGATATCATCAAGAATAATGAGGTCAGGGCGTTGTCCAAAGACCTTTTTACCCAATGAGTTAGTATCAATACCATTAGCATCAAAGATAAAATCATTTGATTGAACAATACGCCAAGCATTTGATGCAAGGGAACGCCCAGTTGAAGCGACAATTTTAGGTGTGCATAATTCAGGATAATCTTCTTTGAGATATTCATTTGTCTCCAATTCATTTTTAAATGTCAGCAAATGAGTCTCAGCCTGAGAAGCTGCATCAGAAAATGCTGCTACGAATTTAATATGTCCATGGGCGGCAGCCCATAGAGGTAATATAAGAAATATCCAAGTAGACTTACCACATTCTCTTGGTGCTATAAATGCATCTCTATATTGTTTAGGTTTTGTAGGTTTATTGATCCAAGATTCACCAAATTTAGCCAAGTCCACATGAAATTCAGATAGTGTTATTTGGCCTTCAGCGTTCTTTAGGTGATGTGGTAAATATAGTAGAGCAAATAACATAGGGTCATACTTAGTAAGCTCTCTACGGCCTTCTGGAAGGCTTAAAAGAGCCATTGGAATATTATCCAAGTACTCCTCTATCTGCATCTATCCTCCAATTTGATTTTTACTGTAGAAATTTTTTTAACATAGCAAAAATATTTTTTTATAAATATCCTTAATACTGGGTGGTAGTATCCTGTGAATATTCTGTGGATATATCCTTAACTATATTATTTTTCTTCATCTCGTTCTTCATTTTGGCTTCATTTATTAAATCATGAATAGCTAGATCTGTGCCATCTTTAGAACGATTTTCGTTAATATTAGTAGATTTGCCTTCA